GCCCTTATCGGATGGGTTATCAGCTGATTAACCGAGTACGTGGTCTCATCCAACCTTACTCAAACCCAAATTCTTTGGTCGGCTAATGGCAGCGATCTCCACCCTACGTGGCACACTAGCAACCGCCCTTACAAACAATGGCGTATGGTCAACCTTTGCATTTCCGCCTGCAACCCTGCTTGCTAATAGCGTAGTGGTAACACCTAGCGATCCCTATATTGAGCCAAGCAATAACAGCCAAACAAGCATCGCACCCTTGGCTAATTTTAAGATTTTAGTAACCACACCTGCATTTGACAATCAAGGCAACCTAGCAGGTATAGAAGATTTTATTGTGGCAGTAGTAACTAAACTAGCGGCATCCACCCTAGTTTACAATATATCAAGTGTCTCCGCTCCAGCTATAACTAACGCAGCTAGTGGAGATTTATTAACATCAGAAATAACAGTATCAATCCTAACGAGCTGGAGTTAAAATGAGCACACACGAAGAAGACTTAGCCTTTCTAAAAAAGACAGGCCAATTAGCTAGCGCACCAAAACCAACTGCACAAACTAAGAAAGACGAGGAATAAAGTATGGCAATTTATTTAAACAATAACGTAGGTGTTAAGTTGGCTACCAATGCTGCGCCAACCACACCATCCATCGACATTAGCGCATACGTAACCAATGCCGTAATTAATCAGATCGTAGATGAGTTAGAAGTAACTGCTATGGGTGACACAGCACACAAGTTTGTGGCTGGTCTACAATCAGGCACATTTACTATTGACTTTATCAATGACTGGGCAGCATCTCAGGTTAATGAGACATTGAGCGCAGCCTTTGGCAAGACCTTATCAGTATCAGTTATTACTGTTAAAGGTACTGCCGTATCAGCAACAAACCCTACTTACCAATTTTCAGTACTTGTAAATAACTTGACCCCAATCGGTCAGGGTGGCGTAGCCGAGGTTGCTACCTCATCTATCACATTTACAGTAAACTCCGCAATAACAGTGTCCCCATCGGTGGCATTCTAACTAAGGAGTAATAATGGCAAAGCTAAAGATAACAAGGGCTAATGGCGAAGTATCAGAGCACAAGATAACGCCAGGTGTCGAGTACGCTTTCGAGTTAAAACGAGGTATGGGAATTAGCAAGGCCTTGCGTGAAGATGAGAAGCAATCAGATATATTCTGGTTAGCCTGGGAATGTTTACGCAGGGCTGGCGCTCAGGTATCTCTATCGTTTGATGAGTTTATTGACAGCTTAGATACTGTCGAGGTATTAGACGAAGAAAAAAAATAACTGAGCGGTCTTCAATCCTTTACAGCATCGCACAGCTGAGCGTAGAGACTGGGATACCGCCTAGAGAGTTTATTGATATGGATAGCGAAATGTATGCAGCAATCATACAGGTGCTAACCGACAGAGCTAAGGAGATCCGAAATGCCAGTAGAGGTCGTAGGCGTTAAAGATGTCCTAAAGGGCTTGAGTTTTATTGATATGGATATGCGCAGACGTGTTGTCGCAGCTGTAGATCCGTTAATGCGTGGCGTGGCTAGTAAGGCTAAAGGCTTTGTCCCTGGTAATAACGATGTGTTATCTGGTTGGACAAAGGCAGGCACAGGCACAGGCAAATTTCCTAAGTATGATTCCAGCGTAGTTAGGGCAGGTATTGGCTATAACTCTGGACAAAATAAAACATTTTCTAATGGCTTTAAGGTTTACAATTTTGTTTACAATGCTAGTCGCCCTGGCGCAATTTATGAAGTAGCAGGTCGCTTAAACCCACAAGGTAGAGCACCATTCCAAATGACACCATCTAAAGGCGCAAGCGGTACTTATACATTAAATTCCCCTAAGAGCAAAGCATTTAGAGAGTTTAATTCAAGTAACCCATTCGCTAGCCAGCAATTTATAGCTGCATTACCTAAGGTGACTTCACAGCCAAAGATTGTAGGTATGCGAGGTGGTGGTCGCAAAACTAAAGGCCGCTTGGTTTACAAGGCTTGGGCAGAAGATAGTCCTAGAATTTATGAAGCAATACAGAAGGCGATTAACGCTACTGCTACACACTTTAACAAAACTACACAGCAAAGGGTTGCATAATGGCCAATATAGTAGTCTCGGCCTTAGCCACCTTTAATGGCAAGGCACTTAAAAAAGGCAAGAAAGAAATATCTGTATTTGATCAACAAGTAAAGAAGCTGGGTAAAACCTTTGCTAGCGTCTTTGCAGCACAAAGATTATTACAATTTAGCAAGAAGGCTGTTGCTGCATTTATGGCCGATGAGAAGGCTGCCAAATCTTTAGAAGTTCAATTAAGAAATACAGGATTCCAATTTAGTGCGCCAGGCGTTGAAAACTACATAGGCAACCTACAAAGATTAACAGGCGTACTAGATGATGAGTTACGCCCAGCATTCCAGCAATTACTTACAGCTACAGGGTCTATTACTAAGAGCCAAGATGCTTTACAAACAGCGCTAAACATAAGCGCAGCCACAGGCAAGTCTCTTACTGAGGTCAGCGCAGCCTTAACACGTGGCTTTAGTGGTAACACCACAGGCCTTAGCAGGTTAGGTGCAGGCATAAGCAAGGCCACGCTAAAGACTGGCGATATGGACAAGATTATGGGCGAACTTAATAAAAAGTTTGCAGGCCAGGCAGCAGCCAGATTAGATACTTATGCAGGCAAGATGGGTCTGCTCACAGTCGCAGCCGAAGATGCTAGAGAGACTATTGGTAAAGGTTTACTAGATGCGCTGTCACTATTAGGTAAAGACACTAGCATTAGTAGTGCTACAAAATTAATGGATGATTTTGCTACTAGCACAGCAGATGCAGTAGTAGGCATTGCTGTCCTAGTTAACGAGTTAAAAAAACTAGGTAACACTAAAGTTGGTGGCGTTTTATTTGATGTTAAAAACATACCAGTACTAGGTGCTTACCTTGCAGGATTCTCAGAGATAGGCGCAGCGCAAAGAGCGCAGACTGCACCATCTAATCGAGAAGGCAGATCAACTAGCCGTATCTATTTAGATCAATTACGCAAAGAGTCTAAAGCCCTACAAGCTGCAACTACCTTACGCAAGCAAGAAAATGCACAATTAAAGGCTAAAACCGAAATAGACAAACTATCGGAGAAATTTGACTTAGAGCGCATAGGTTTAATGAAGGCGTTGGGCGAGGCTACCGATGCTGAGACTAAATTACGTATCCAGGCAAAGATAGCCATACTAGACAATAACGAAGCTTTGGCTAAGAAATATCTCGCAGAGATGAATGCTAAGACAGCTGCCGATCTATTAGCCGATAGTGCTAACAAAGCCGCTAATGCGCTAGATACTATGCCTAATAAGTACGATCAAATCTTTAAAAACATATACGAGCAATCAATCGCTTTGGGTAATGATGTTGCTGGGGCAAGGGCTATGGCTGGTATGAGTTCAAGATTACAAGCTGAGGCCGATGCATTTTTGGCAGGTACTGGTCGATACGCAGTACCAGGGCAATTACCATCCGCTGCCACAACAGCTGCCGCAGCAGCAGCACCTACAGTAGTGCCACAGGTAACAGTCAATACAGGCGCCGTATTAACTAGCGAGCAAGACCTAAGCGTGTACATACAAAATGCTTTAGGTCAAATAACTAAACTTGGTAACGGAGCGTTAGTACCTGCTGGCTCGATTGCTTTCCAATGACAGTACCAGTAGTTAACGCTTATATTAACTTCTCTACTGGGCCATCTTTTGCGCAGGCTATGATATTAGATACTGGCATATTAGATGTAAACATATTAGAAGACTCAGCAGCCATTATTGTTGATGTGTCAAATCAAATTAACTTTATACAAACCACCAGAGGCCGTAATCCTTTATTCGATCAATTCCAAACAGGCCAGTTAACGTTACGCATCGTAGATCAGAATGGCGATTTTAACCCAACTAACCCACTAAGCCCCTATGCTCCCGACCTAACACCTATGAAAAAGGTGCAGATCACTGCAACCTATGGCGCTACCACTTATCCTATATTTTCAGGCTTTATTACGAGTTATGTTAATACTCAACCTAAAGATGCTACAGAGGTGGCCTATACAACTATACAAGCTGTAGATGCCTCTAGGTTAGCCAACAATGCGCAGATAACTACTGTGACAGGTGCTACCGCTGGTGACTTATCAGGCACACGTGTAAATCAGATATTAGATCAAATTGACTGGCCAGCAACTATGCGTGATATTGATGCAGGTTTAACTACTTTGCAAAATGATCCAGGCACACTACGCACATCACTTGGCGCTCTACAGACTGTAGCCCAGTCAGAGTATGGCGCATTCTATGTTGATGCTAATGGGGAGTTTGTATTTCAAGATAGAGCTGTAACCGCTGGCTCAATAGGTGGCACAGTAACTACCTTTAACGATAATGGCACAGGTATCCCATACGCTAACGCCAACTGGAAACTAGATGACACCCTAATCTTCAACTCATCTACTGTTACTAGGACAGGTGGCTCGCCACAGACCGCCATCAACCAGCCCTCAATCGATAAGTATTTTATCCATAGTTACCAGATCCAAGACCTGCTAATGCAGACCGATGCCGTAGCCCTAGATTACGCCCAGGCCTATACAGCCAGTCGTGCGGAGACCAGCGTAAGATGCGATTCTATCGAGCTAGACCTATACACAAACAATTACAACGCAGGCATAATTGCAGCCCTAGAGCTTGACTTCTTTGATCCGATTAGGGTGGTTACTACCCAGCCAGGTGGATCTACCCTGGACAAGACCTTGCAGATATTTGGCGTGCAAAACGTCATTACACCCAACAGCTTTAGAGTGGTTTTTACGACCTTAGAACCTGTAATAGACGCTCTAATTTTAAATAACAATATCTATGGCACTTTAGACTATAATGTGCTCAGTTACTAAGGAGTAAAAATGGCAGCAGGATTAGGATTTAAGGACTTTGCGACAGGCGAGGTATTGACCGCCGCCGATGTCGATGGCTACTTGATGCGAGGCGTGTGGGTGTTTGCAAGTGCCGCTGCTAGAGATGCAGCTGTAACATCACCGCAAGAAGGTAATTTTGCTTATCTCAAAGATACAAACGTAACCACTTATTACACTGGCAGTGCTTGGGCGAACTTAGATACAACAGGTATGACAAACCCAATGACAACTACAGGCGACACAATTTATTCATCAAGCGGGTCAACACCAGCAAGATTAGGTATTGGCACAGCAAATCAACAGTTGCGTGTAAATGCTGGGGCAACGGCGCCAGAGTGGTTTACTCCTACTGCTGCTAGTTCAGGTTTAACTTTAATTAGTACAACAACAATGAGCGCAGTTTCTAGCCAATCATTTAACAATGTTTTTACCTCAACTTATGACA